CAACACAATCTACAGTAAATGCCATAGATACAAATGTTATTAGTGTTCAAACATCTGTTAATGGTATGGAAACGGATATTACTAATATTCAAAATACAACAAACACTATTAACTCTAAAGTTACAACTATTGATAATATTGTTGATCAAATTAAACAGATAAATACTGGAAGATGGAAAATTGATAGAGTTACTAGTGTATTAACAATATATGATACTAATGGAACAACACCACTATTTCAATTCGACCTTAAGGATGATACAGGTGTTGCTAATCCAGATACAGTATACGAGAGAGTACCGATTTAGTAATGTCTGGTTTAATTACAATGGGGTTAGGTTCTAAACAGACATTATTGACTTTAGGACTTGGTTCGCCAGGAACGATATTACCACCAATAATAATACCCCCTCATCGCGGTGGTGCAGCCAAGGGTTATGCCTTAAGAAAAAAAGAACGTGATGAAGAGTTTATTGAAAAATGGATCATTGAAGTAAGTGGTGTAGATATTTATAGTAAGGTTGAAAAAGAAGTTGATATGAAACCAAACATTATTGTCAAGGTCGGAGATAAGGAAGTAAGGCTTGACAGAGATGACAGTAACATGAAAGTAACAGTTGAACAGGTGAGAGTAAACATTGAATAAACTTATTGTAGAAATAACAGAAGAAAATATCATAGATTTAGATATTAAGATACACAACGATAGCGTAACTATACGAGAAGAAGATGTTATGGTTCGTATGATTGTTGATGGTGATAATAATTTAAGATATTCTTTTAGTGGAACAAAGAAGGGTGATACATACTCTGTTAGAGTCCCCCGATTGAAGGGAATGATGGGTATAGGTGAGAGAGAATGTTTTATAGAGGTTATTTGTTATGATAGGTATTTCAAGGCATGGGAGGGTGTTTTAGAATTACAAGAAGCTACAAAGATTGAGGTAAGTCCTAAGAAAGCTAATGTGATGGAAAACACAAAGATAGAAATAAATCCCACAGCTAGAATAGTTGAAAAACCTAAGAAAGAACAGAAGGTTTTAGTGGAGGATAAGAAAGAAGAAGAACAGAAAGTTGAGGTTATAGAAGAGAAGAAAGAGGAAGATGATGATACATTTGAGATAATAATGGATCGTCCTGTGAGAAGACCTAAGAAAAAGATTGTTGAGCAGAAAAAAGTGGTAAAGAAGGTTGTACCTAAGAAAAGAGAGAGAATGTCACTAAGGATAAAGTAATATGAATATGGTAGATAAAAATGTTTTGATTAGGCAATCAATCGGTATTATTAGTAAAATAAGGGATTTGCAAACAACAATAAATAGATTACCCATTTCAGTAAAAAAAGATGAGAGTGGTGTATCACAGAAAGACAAAAGAGCTTTAACGCAAAAGCTAGATATTATTTATAGAGAATTGTTACACTTAAGAAATAATATAGAAGAAGAGAGTTAATATGAAGATTAAATTTTCCGATATGTCAAGTATGATAGCAGAAGAGGTTATCTCTTTGATTGGTCCAAAAATCAGAAAGATAGTTCGTGAAGAGGTTAATAGAGGTGTAAAATCTATCATTCAAGAACAAAAGAAGTTAGAAAGTACAAGTTTGTTAAATTGGGTTGATCATAATAAAGAAGTAAATAAGGAAGTTAATGAATCTAAAGAGGTTATTGCTAAAAGAGCACACGATAAAGCAAGAGCTATATTAGAAAAGAGGTTTGCAAATAGTGATGATCCGTTTGCTGAACTTATTATGAACGCAGAAGATCCACAAGAACAACAAAGAATTCAGGAGCAAATCAAGTTATCTAGACCCTTGACTAAAGTTTCCGAAGTAGGGAAGAATGATATCACATCACCGGATTTAATGGATTTTTCAGAGATGGTTGATCGTATTATATAGAGAAAATAAATGAATTTAAGAGAAGAAATACATAACATAATAGAGAATCCCGTACCTCCTACTAAACAATTAGATATGTTTGATTATGGTCAAGGCGGAAGTGAAACAGTTGTATTAACACCAGAAGCTCCAAAAGCATTAAGGGATTTAGTTGGTGATGGTGGAGAAGTAATTTTAATTTCGGTTAATCCATATAGAGTAAAATTAAAAAATAGTGATGAAATATTTACTGTTTATCCAAAAGATATAGTTATTGAAAATAATTTATTAAATAGTATAAGGAAATATACAAAAGAATATTTAAATTATTTAAAAAATTAAAAATGGCATATAATAAAAAGGATAATAAATTTTTGGAAAAATTTTCAAAATATAGGTATTGTTTCAAGGAAAGTTACTTCATACACATTCCTAGAACTGGTGGCACTGCTAGTAAAAAAGTTTTTCGTGAAATGTCTCTGCGAAATGGACATAGTGATCATTTAACATATTTACAATCAAAAGAAAAAATATTACAACACGTAGATAATATAGTTACCTTTACTATAATTAGAAACCCATTGGAACGCATTGTATCTTCATATTGTAGTCCTAATTTTCCTAATTGTGATTCTGGAAAATTATTACAACAAGTTTTAAATATTAAACATCAACGCGAAATATCTTTTGATGAATTTGTTTTAAATTTACAATTAATTGAAGATAATGCTAAACAAACATATTTTAATCAAGGTATTTTATTTAATTCTTATAATTCTTATGATCTTTTAAAGGATGAAGAAGATAAAATAAATATAGATTATATGTTATATAATAAAAATTTAGAAAATGATATAGTTAAATTTATTAATGAATTAAAACTATGTGATAAAGAGTTTACATTAGAAGATATATCATTTATGCCCAAAAAAGGATATAATAGTACTGTAAAAGATAAAAATTGGAAAGATTTTTATGATGATGAATTATTAAAAGTTGCTATGAAATATTATGAAAAAGATTTTGATTATTTTGATTTATAAAAAGGAGAATAGATGATGGATGTTGCAAAGATTGAAAAGATAGCTGCTGATATAGCTGAGGGTGGTTTTGGTTGGGTTGAAGACGGCCAAAAGATTCTACAGATTATTGATGAAGTAAATAGTGCATTTATTACAATAGTTGATCTAGCTGAAAGAAGAGAGATTATTTATAATGTAATAGATGGTTTGGATACAAAGTTTGGTTGGGACGCTCCTCGTATGAGTGAAGAAGTAGAGAGAAGTTTCTACAGACAGATGATAACTTGGAGAGTTACTAGTTAAGAAATGAGGAATAATGAAAGATAATTTGTCGAGTAAGAGAAGTTTAAGTGTAGAAGTTTGGAATGGAGATATAGAAGGTGCTCTCAGAAGATTAAAAAGAAAACTTAAAAAGGACGATTTTTATGTTGAAATGAAGAAAAGGGAGTATTATTTAAAACCTTCATTAGAAAAAAAATTGAAGAAAAGAAGGAAAAAGACAGCTAATGGTGAGGAAATATAAATAAAAATGACACTTATGTGTTTTTAATTTATATTTATTTTATAAAGTATAGTTATATGTGTATAATTATGTTTAATTTTAACGAATTTCATGGAGATTCATATAATGGCAAAGGATTTAGTAAAAGAAGCCTATGCACAACTTGACGCTATGAGAGATGCAGCAACAGAGACAGCCAAAAATATTCTTATTGAGGCTATGTCAACAGATCTCAAGGCAGCAGTTGCACAGGCAATGAGTGAAACTCTTGTTGAAGATGAAGAGCAGGTAGAAGAAGTTGTAGAAAACGAAGATTCTACCGGTGAAGAAACAATTGATGAGGGTAGTATAGAAGAAGGCGGTTACGCCGAAGCAGATGATGAAGATATGGAAGATGACGAAGATATGATGGACGATGAAGAAGAGGATGAAGAAGAGGAAGAAGACGAGCTGGATGAAATGGATTCTGAAGAAAAGGAAGATGATGTCGTTGAAGTAGTAGAGGCAGAAGATATGACCACTGAAGAAACTGAGGTTAGTGATATTGAAGCTTTACGTCAAGAAAATGCAGCTCTACGTCAAGAAAATAAGAAGTATGAGCAAGCTTTAATTGGTGTAAAGAGACAGATGGACGAAATCAATCTTTTTAATGCTAGATTAGCAGCTGCTACAGACCTTATGCGTACTATTCCTCTAACCAAAGGCCAGAAAGAAAAGGTAGTTGAGAATTTTGACGCCGCTAAGAGCATTGGTGAAGTCAAAAGAATGCATAAACTTCTTTCTGAGGCATATAAGAGTCATAATAAGAGTGCATCAAAGCCAAGAGTTAGTAGACCAAATGTACAAAGTGTTGTTACAGAAAGTTTAGAAGTTAAAGAAAATACAGTTTATGATAGACTAGCTAAGTTAGCTGGTACTCTATAATCGGGAGATAATTTATAATGGATACAAATATTTTGATGGAAATGACCAAGGAATACTCCCCCGTCAATCGTGATGCCAAGCTAAAGGGCATTATGAATAAGTGGGAAAGAACTGGTCTTTTAAAGAAGCTAAACGAAGATAAGACACAGATTGTTGCTCAATTACTTGAGAATCAGGCTGTTGAACTTCGTAATATCATGTTAAATGAGGATTCACAGACAGGTGGTGTTGCTGGTTATAACAAGATCGCCTTCCCCCTCGTGCGTCGTGTTTTTGGCCAGCTACTAGCTACTGAGCTTGTCGCTGTTCAGCCAATGAGCCTTCCCAGCGGCCTACTATTCTACCTCGACTTCAAGTATGATCGTAGTAATGGCGGTTCAACAGCTGGTGGTTCAGTTTATGGTAATCTAACCAGACAAGACAATCAACAGCTTGACGGTATCGGAGCACAGGATGCTACTGGTGGTTTTTATAACTTCCAGAATGTTGGTTACACACGTAGAAATTTCCTACTAACAGCTGTCGATGTTGTTCCCACAACAGGCGCTGACGGTCAGGAAGTTGTAAAGTATTCAGATCTACTCGGTGCTTCAGTTACTGGTCTAACATTTGCACTAGCCAACGCAGCAGCCACTGATTTAACAGCATTGAATCAGATTAGATTAACAACAACAGCTGCTCTTGATTCTGTATTATCACCAGGTGTCTTAACTGGTGAGACATTCAGAGGTTTAAGTGCTGTTGGTAATCTAGCCGATGGTTCAGCCACAGCCACAGGTATTGCTGGTTTTGGTACAATGGAATCCACAGGCGTATTTGGTCTAATGGACCCCAACCTAACGATCGCTGATACAACAGCTGAGACAGTCACTGTTTTTACAACATTAACACCAGAGGTTCTTGGAACAGCTGGCGGTGGTGGTGGTAGCTTGCAAGGTGCTTCACTTTCTGGTCTAAGATTAGTTGGTCCTGGTCGCACAAGTGTTGATACAGATGCCGGTACAAACAATCTTGGTGATTTTGAAGGTACACCAAACATTCCTGAAATTAACATCGCTGTTTCCAGTGTTCCTGTACAGGCTGTTACACGTAAGTTGAAGGCCACATGGACACCCGAACTAGCACAGGATATCAACGCATATCACGCTATTGACGCTGAGGTTGAGCTAACAACAATTCTTTCTGATATCATTTCAACAGAAATTGATAGAGAGATTCTTTCAGCTCTACTAGCTGGTGCAACAGTTAATGCTAACTGGTCCCGTGTTCCTGGCAAGTATGTAAATGCAACTGGTACTACACAAACCAATAGTGGTGCAAATATTAGCTCCGCTAATTTTGGTTTCACAGGTACAAATCAGGATTGGTATCAAACACTAGCTGAAACAATTCTTTCAGTATCAAATGAGATCCACAAGAGAACAATGAGAAGTGGTGCTAACTGGATTGTCACATCGCCAGATGTCGCTACAATTCTTGAGGCTATCGCTTACTTCAAGCCCAATGCTACATTTGATCCCACAGAGGTTCAGTATTCAATGGGTATTGAGAAGGTTGGTACACTAAGCAATCGTTTCACAGTATACAAAGATCCTTACTTCCCCGGTAATAAGATTCTTGTTGGTTACAAGGGCGCTGGTTTCCTTGATGCTGGTTTCGTATACGCTCCTTATGTACCTCTCGTATTCACACCAACCATTTTTGAGCCAAACGACTTCACACCACGTAAGGGTGCTATGACTCGTTACGCTTCACAGATGGTTCGCCCAGAGTTCTACGGTGTGGTTACAGTCAATGATCTTTCTATCGTAGGTGTATAATTAACTTACTTTAGTTTAAGATTTATAGAATTGAGGGTGGGATTTTTCCCACCCTCTTTTTTTGCCTGATATTTATTATATATAAACAATTTAATATGGAGAGATATGATGGACGATGGTGACACTAGTTCTGTCGATATGGGTTCCATTGATTTATATAAGGAACAGGTAAAAGCAGAACTAAGTCGTTTGGAGGCTAATTCATCTGCGAAAGCAGTAGCTGGAAAAGCGATAGGTAAACATGGTCTTGTTTATATAACAATCATAGTAGTTGTTGGTGTTGCAGCTAGTTTAGTGCTAGAGGCAGATAAGATAGCTGCTGTGATGGGTTTATTGGGTTCTTCATTGACTGCTCTAATTTCTATGTTAGCTAACATTGCGGGAGCTACAGAGAAGGAAGAGAAGCCAGAGTTTGGTGTTATTCGTGATCTTATTGACAAGCTGGATAGAAAGGAACAGGAAAGTGCACTTATTCAAAAGTTGGATAAGTTGGATAGAACTGAACCAAGTATGAAGGTAGATGTTGATGGTGATCATGTAACAGTTACCAGAGGTGACGATGTAATATCAACCAAACCTAAATAGTTTATATTCATAAGGGAAAAGGGGGCAATTTCGCCCTCTTTTTCTGTTTACAAACAAAAATAGTTTTATTATATTTATCAACACACTTTAAAGGGATTATAAAATATATGAAGATAGATGTTTTAGATAAGGGATATATTGAGTTAGTAGATAAGTTAGGAGATGATCTAACACCAGTAAATGCGGCAAGAGTTTCATTTGACGGTCATAGTGATGAATGGTCTAATAATGATTTTAGATTAACTAGGTATCTTATTAAAAATAAACATTTTTCTCCATTCAGACATCAGCATTGTATGTTCATTATAAAAGCTCCGGAGTTTGTGATGAGACAATGGTATAAGCATGTGGTAGGAGCAGAAACTACATCCACACACTCTACAAAGGATCATGCGTGGAATGAGATTAGTGGTAGATATGTACCTTATGATGAGTTTTATAATCCTTTAAATTTTCGTAAGCAAAGTGAAGATAATAAGCAGGCTTCTTCTGGATTGGTGGATGATCAAATAATGGCACAAACATTATGGTGTGAAGCTCAAGAGAAGGCTATTGATAGTTATAAGAAAATGTTAGAAATGGGAGTAGCAAGAGAACAGGCTCGGTCTATACTTCCTTTGACCTTATATACTAAGGTTTATTGGACTGCTTCATTTCAAGCTATAATGAACTTTATTGAGCTTAGAGATGAAGCAACATCGCAATTTGAAATACAGGAATACGCAAAAGTTTTAAAATATATTATGAAAATTACTTTCCCTAAGACTACAAATATTTGGGAAAGTATAATGTTTAATAATGGCAACTAAATGAGCAATTTATAGTATAAAAGAGCATTATTTACTATTGACAAATCTCTTGTAATGTGGTATATTATATATACATTAAAAAAAATAGGAGATACAAAATGTTAGTAAAGTGTTTAGTAGAAGATAGCATAAATGAAGTATTAGAACATACTATTGTCAAGATATACGATAATAGTATTACTCACCCTATTTTTATCAAATTACAATCAAAATTGATAAATAGTCATGGATTACATTGTTATCCTAATATAAGAACATACACGCGTATGCCATCTGGTATGGATGATGATTTTATTACATCTATAAAATTCACCTATGAAAGCATGTTTCATTATATATCGATTTCAGAAGAAGGTTATAATAACAACAAGATAACTTTATTAACTAATGATATATGGTGGGATTATGATTGTTATACAGAACAACAAAGAAAAGATTTTCCAGAGTTATGTTATTTGACTCATGTAATCACACATGAGTTACAACACGTATGGCAATGGGATGGTAAGCATGAACTTATTAGGTACATAAATGAGGAAAAGAAAGAAATACCTAATCTTAACGAACATTATTATAAAAGTATATGTGAGTATGATGCAGAAGTTGAAGCTATGAAGAAGAGAAGAGAGTTTTTAGATTACCTATTACTACTACAAGGAGTTTCGGTTAATGAATCCATCTAAGGAAGATTTACAACAGGTTTTACAGAATATTTCGGATTTGATTGATACGTATGGTAAGGAAAGGAAGGCTAACATTGAACAGGTTTTTGATAAGATTGGTGAACACTTTGTCACAGCACCCGCATCTAGTAAGCTACAATATCATAACGCCTTTAGTGGTGGCCTTATGTTGCATACTTTTGATGTTGTAAAAACAATGTTAGAACTAAACAATCCAGTATATAATTGTGATGAAGAAAGTATATTGATTACTGGTTTGTTCCATGATTTGGGAAAGATAGGTGGGTTTAATGAGGATTTATCAGAGATTATTCCTATGTATATTCCTATTGATAGTAGTAACTGGAAGTATAAGAATGGTGACAGATATATCTACAATGAGAAGTTGGATGATTGCTTGACACATTCATTGAGAAGTATTAGATTATTAACACAGATGAATTTTCCCTTGACAAATGAAGAGTTTGTAGCTATCTTTAGTCACGATGGATTTTTTGAGGAACAGAATAGATCATTTACTATTATGCGTTGTCCTTATCGTATATTGAAGTTACTACAAGCTGCAGATCAGATTTGTACAGTACATGAGAAAAATCTATGAAAACAACTGGTAAAGAAGAAATAGCTTATAAGATATATAATCAACTAGAAATAGATGCTGATATAATAGAAGAAGAGAAGGTGTTTATATTGGATGAGATTATATATTCTTTGGAGAAGTATGGATTTTTTACTTTAGTTGGAGAAAATAGTTTACAACAATAACATATATTATTATATTATATATCTAAAAAATAAAAGGTTTTTATATGACAAAAGAAGAACAAGATTTTATTATAGAAGAGAATATGTGGTTAGTTGAGTATGTTGCGAGAAAGTATAAGAATCAGGCGGATTGGTCTGATATGGTTTCTGCGGGTAGATATGGTTTGGTAAGGGGTATGAAGAAGTATAACCCAGAGAAGGGTAAACCATCCACATATTTGATTCATTGGGTAAGAGCTGAAATATTGAAGTGTTTGTATGAGGATAGGAATGTTCATTTGCCTTGGAATAGAATAAATAAGTATATGAAAGATAGAGAGAAAACAAGTTTTACTGATGGTATATATCCAAGATTTGAAATTAGTTTGGATACTTCTTATAGAAATATAGAAAATGAAGATGATGAAAGTTTCCAAAGTTCTAGTATAGAGTTTCAATCATCACTATCTTCTGATTTTATTTCTAGAATTGAAAGAAATGATATACAAGATCATATTGGATATATTTTCAAAAATTCTAATTTAAATGATATTGAAAAAAAGGTAATAATTCATCGTTTTGGTTTATTTGATGAAGAACCTAAAACATTATCAAATGTTGGTGATATGATAGGATACACAGCGATGGGAGTTCAAAAGATAGAGAAAAAAGCTTTGAAAAAAATATCTAACAACAAGAAATTAATAAAAGATTTATTTTAATGAATTTTAAAAAGATTGGTCCTATTATAGGTATAAAAGAAAAAAAAGTAGAAAATTTTGTACAAGATGGTTATTTTTGTGAAGAATGTAATGAAGTGTTTGAAGATGAAACCATATATGATAAACAAAGGAAGCTGTTTTTATGTCAACAGTGCAAGAGTCAAGTAAAGTAGATCACCCAATTCATTATAACAAGGGTATTTATGAGGTTATAGACGTTATAGAAGATTGGAAGTTAGGGTTCAATACTGGAAATGCTATAAAATATATAGCTAGAGCACCATATAAGGGAAATACAATAGAAGATTATGAGAAAGCTATTTGGTATATTGAAAGAGAGATTTATAAAATCAAAAAAGAAAGAGAAAAGGTTAGTTAATATGAGAACAAGAGAAGAATTACGAGAGATGAGAGATTCTATTAATGATACACTTAATAAGTTATCAGTAGATAACACTTTTAATAGAACACCTAATAATGATGCTAATATAAGTAAGTTTAGAAGAGATATTGATATTATCAATAGATTATTAGATAACTATGAGGTATATAGTTGGTTAAATGAGGCTGACATAGAGAGGTTGGATGATAAGAGAAAGGAAATAATAAGGGTGAAAAAGTATGCCACCCCGTAAGAAATCTCCATTAAAGGAAGGAGAACATTTATTAAGAGTTTTTGTAAATGGTGTAGCTATAGATATTATATCTCCAATACCAAGAGAACAATTTTTGCAAGAAATGGTAAATGATATAAACGTCAATGGTATGAAACCAGATTGGTCTGGTTGGTACAGTTTGAGATCATCTGGTGGTGGAATAATATCGGTTAGAATACGTTGTATAGATGCAGTTGAAGAAATAACATAAGGAGTTTTATATGCAGAGAATTATTAAGACATTCATTCATAATGAAGAAAATAGCGTTTATGTATTAAATGTAAGTGATAAGATATCATCTTCTACACTAAGAAATATTATGAATTTACTTTTACAAGAAGAAGAAAAGCACAATACTACTCAACCACCGCCCGACCCTAACTCTCCAGTTCCAAGGCCATCAGATAGTGTAAGTCAATGACAGTAAGAGATTATATTGATAAGGTTTCCGGTAAGAGTAAGAAGATAAGAATAGTTGCTGTTGATTTTGATAGAACACTATTTGACGAATCCATAGAGGGTTATCCACATATTGGATTACCAATACACTCTACTATAGAGTTGGTAAAGGAATTACAAAGAGAAGGGTGGAAGACCATATTGTGGACTTGTCGTAATGGTAAGGAATTAGAAGATGCCATTAGCGCTTGTAATAAAGAAGATTTATATTTTGATGCTATAAATGACAATATTGATTCAGAAGATAATAAAAGATTATCAAGAAAAATTTATGCTTCATTATATATAGATGATAAGGCCATAAATGTGTTAGATATATAGAGGAGCATATATGATAAACTTAGAACGAGCCAGTAAGATAGGAAGGGGTTATAGTGAGGAGTATAAAAGTTCAAAGAATATAGAGGTGTTGAAGAATAAGGATTTGATTTATTCATCAATGAATTTAGGCAAATTTATAAAAGACGATTGGTATTGGAAGTGTGGTTTTTGTAGTAGTTATACATTGAAACCTATTATTGATTATAGATGTTTAAAATGTGATTCAAAAGTTATAAAAGTAGGTGATGAAAAACACCCTTTTTATTATCAGTATCTTGACAGATACCAATCAATAGGAAAGTTGGAGGCAACAGCCAATGAAGACAATCAAGAAGGATGAAGTTATCAAACGAGTGAATGACGAAAAAGCGAATGAGTTGGTACGTGATGGTTGGTCTTACACTTCTAAAACAGAGTGGAAGAAACTTGTAAGAGATGTCAACAAGAAACCCAAATCCGAAGAAAGGGATACGAAAGATGTTGTGAATACCAATGTAGAAGATAATACACCTAAAAGTCGTAAACACTATAAACAAAAGAAACGTATAAAGATAGCGAGAAAGGAAGCTAAAAATGGCTGAGTTTTGGGCAACGATTGTTGAATTTAGTGAGGACATTGGCAAGGCCAAACCCCGTAAGTATAAGGAAACTTATCTGGTTAGTGCAGATTCTGCTACATATGCAGAAGCACAGGTCTATAAGTTGCTTGAGGGTGAATCTGATTTCACTGTTATTAGTGCCTCCAAGTCAAAGATTGTAGAAGTCAAACTAACAGATGTTGATGGAAATCAACCTACATAGAAAATGGTAATATAAACAAAATCCGCCTTGACTTTTGGGTGGATTTTGTTTATATTATAGAGGTGATTATGAAAAAAGGTATTATATTTGGTAGTTTTGATATCTGGCACGCAGGATATGCGTTGATGGTAGAGGATTCAAAGAAATATTGTGATTATTTGATCGTTGGATTACAATGTGATAATCCTACTAAGAAAATATCTACACCTCTACATGAAAGATTTCTTATTTTGAAAAGTATAAAACAGATAGATGAAATAGCTATATATAACACAGATCAAGAAATAAATAATTTGTTGAAGTTTTATAGACCAAATTATAGATTTTTAGGTGATGATTATGCGATGAATACTGACAAAATAGTTGGTTATGAATTGTCTGGAGAAATAATATATCTTAATAGGGATCATGGATACAGTACTACTAAATTTAAAGAAAGGATTTTATATGGCAATGACAACAGGTAAGATTGTAACGAAGCATGGCGATTTACATTTCTTTTTGTACGATGAAGAGACACCAGCAACTGTAAAGAATTTCGTGGATTTGGTAAATAAGGGATTTTATAATAATTTAACATTTCATAGAGTAATCCCCGGTTTTGTAACTCAAGGTGGTTGTCCCAACGGCAATGGAACTGGTGGTCCGGGTTATAATATCAAATGTGAAGTAACTGCTGAAAGACAATATCACACTAGGGGTGTATTATCAATGGCACATGCTGGTAGGGACACTGGTGGCTCACAATTTTTTATTGTACATGATAGAGCAGCTGCACAGCATTTAGATGGTCATCACACTTGTTTTGGTATTATTTCAAGGGGGTTAGAGTTTATTGACAGAATTCAACAAGGTGATACCTTTTCGGTAGAGATTGATGAGTAGTATAACACAGGAACAAAAACAAAAGTGGGATCATTTTGTTGATTATGCTAGTTCTAATGGTTTTATACATTACATAGGTAACTTATCATTTGTGAACTATAAAACGGGTGATATTTTAAAGCTTGTTAGTGATGGAAAAGTTTCATTCACTAAGAGAAATGCATCAGAAGATGCTGAGTTTACCATGAAAGAAGGAGAGTGATGGTGAAAGAGGTATTGAAAACTATAGCTATATTTGTTATTTCATTTACTTTGGTTTCTTTTTATGTAAATAAAAGAGTAGAGATGGAAGAATTAAATAGACAAATAATATCTTTACAAGAAGATATTAACATAGAAAGACAACATATATTTGCATCAAACTCTATTATAGATAATATGAGAGAACATATTGACTTTTTAGAGAAACAAGTAGCTGAATCCAATGAAAAGATTAGAGAGTATGAAGATAATATCTATGATGTTACTGTAACTATGTATCATCCAGTTCCAGAACAAACAGATAGTACTCCTAATATTACAGCAGATGGAACAAGGTTTTCAATTAACAAGGCGAGTCAATATAGATATGTGGCGGTAGCTAGAAATATGTTGAAGCGTTGGGGTGGGTTTCTTGACTATGGTGATTATATATGGGTAGATGCTGGTAATAAATCCGGCATCTACCAAGTAAGAGACACTATGAATCCTAGATATGTAAATCATATTGACATTTTAGAAACTCCTGGCACTTCACCTTATAAATATAACAAAGCAAAGATGAGGATTGTTAGCTATGGCGAATAAACGGCGTAAGAGAATAGTGGTGGAAAAGTATTTTTATGATCTCGGTTTTAATAATAATTCGACCGAGGCCGGTCAAAAAGTTTTATTGTATCAATACCCTAAGCTAAACCCAAAGATTATTGACGCAGAATTGCAAGATATTTTATGTATTGGCTGTAGAGGTCAAATAGCTATAGAGATATTAGAAGGTGATGGTGCTCGCAGTTCAATGAATATGAAAGTAGTAGAGCTAAAAGGCGATAAGATGCTTACCAATGAAGGGATATATCAAGAGCCTTTATCTTGGAATGAGTTTAGATCGTGGGTCTTAGCTAATCCAGAGGTTATGGATGAATGGTTTGACTACCATTACGGAACCCATGCTCGTTATCAAACCAAAGATGATACAGACAATGACAACGATATATGTTGGGAAGGAATAGTTGAATGATGAAAGAAGAGTTATATAAGGAGTATTTTGGTACAAAGTATTATAGATGGGATAAGATACCAGAAGATAAGCAACCGAATATAGAGGTAGACAAAGGTAAGAGAGTGGTTGTGGCGGGTGCAAAGAAGAAAGAAAAGTATACATTACACAATGAATACAATAATACATTTACTTTATTGAATGAGAACAATGCGTATACATCATTTCCAAAGGAAGCCGTAGCATTAGCATGAATCATACTATAAATTCATACTTAGAAACTTTATCTTCTAAGATAAACGAGTTTGATAGAGATAAACTACAAGAAATAAAAGATCATTGGAAAACAGAATTTCAAACACAAACTTGGAAGACGAACGTATATCTTATAGGTAATGGTGGTAGTTTATCTATCTGTGAACATATCTCAACTGATTTGAATAAGCGTTGTAAGATAAGAGCACATACATTAAGTAATACTTCAATGATTACAGCGTTGGGTAATGACTATGGTTATGATAATATATATTCAAAGTGGTTAGAGATTAACAGATTGAGTATGTATGATTATGTTGTGGCTGTATCATCCAGTGGTAAATCTGCTAATATAGCTAAGGGATTACAATATGCGTCAGAACGTAAATCAAGCACACTTACTATCTTTGGTATGGATGGAGAACCTATTATACCAGAGAATAGAAGAAATAAGTTTATGCATATTGACAGTCAAAATTACGGTATAGTAGAGTTAGCAAGTGAAATTTTATTGCACAGTATAGTAGAGGATTTGGTGTTAGAATAATGAGTGAGATAGTAGAGTTAGTTACGTTATTTTTGTGTGTTGTTTTTTTGTATGCTATTGTTTTCATAGCAGAGCGTAATAGGATAGACAAAGATGAGTGAAATGAGGAAAGATGCCGTATAAAGATACAGAGAAGAAAAGAGAAAACAATAAAAAGTATTATCAAGAAAATAAAGAGAAGATAAGAGAAGCCAGTAAAAAGTGGCAAAAAGAAAAATACCACACAGACCCTTGTTATAAATTGAAACATCTTACATCTGTGACGGTGAGGGATGCATTGAAAGAAGGCAAAGGTGGCGAATCAATGTTGCCTTATGTTG